AAAGCTGGCTCAGTCTCTAAACACGTCACAACGCGCCCCATTGCCGATTTGACGAGCGCACTGGAGAAGTGCCATGCTTTGACCTATCTCGCCCTCAACGACACCGCACAGGACCGTTCCCGGCGTCAGGAACAGGCGGATAACACCGAGTTTGAAGCCGGTGCGTTACATGTTGCTATCGCGAAAGCCATGCAACAAGCTCATAATGAAGACATTCCAAATATATTGCCTGAAAACTCCTGAAGGTGCTATAAGATATTTTGGGCAAACCTGTCAGAGGTTGCGGGCGAGGTTCAATAAACACTTGAACACGAAACTGAATATTCACGTATCTAATTGGATACAAGAGTGTTTACGAGATGGAAAGGTGCCTTTGTGTGAATTATTGATGTCCGGGTTAACCAAAGAGGAAGCCGACCAGGAAGAGAAGGCTTTGATAAAGTGGGGTAAACTCAAGGGGTTATCACTGACAAATACAACCGATGGCGGTGATGGTATGCTTGGCGTTCCGCAATCGGAGGCGAATCGAAAAGCCATTAGTGAGAGAATGATCGGCAAGAAAAAGTCTCCAGAGTCAATAGAAAAGATGCGTCTAGCATTGATAGGCCGAAAACATTCTGAGGCAACTCGGTTGAAAATGTCACTCGCCCATCGCGGTAACAAATACAACCTAGGTAAAACGGCGTCGGAGCAAACCCGTAAAAAGCGGAGTATGGCTTTGAAAGGGAGAGTTTTTACTGAGGAGCATCGGAGACAGTTGAAATGGTCAGTATGTGGGCGCATTGCTCCCGCGGCTTGAGTTATTCACACTATTCACAAGTTATTCACAATGGGTATATTCACCCAAATCCCATTATTGGGATTGGGTATATTCACCCAATTGGGTATATTCACCCACCCAAGCGAAAAAATGGTGAGTGTTCACTCACCACTTTACACTTTGCGCGACAGAGTGTAAAGGAATTCGACACTATTGTTGCCGCGCAACGCTTTACGCACGAGCCATTCTACAGTTCCCCTATACGTATCCCTGGCGACTCGGCCCCTCGGCGATCCGCGAGCCGTCGAGCGGGCGATCCGGCGACCCAAACCTCGCTTTATCGGTAACTGTATCGTTAAAGTGGGGAGGCGGGCTTGGGGGGCGGCGGCTGGCTACGCCTCGCTTAGACGCTCCGGTGGGGATATAAAAAAGTGATCGAAGGCCAAATTTCCCTTGCTGCCGACCCGCGGTTGTGCCACTATTCGAACAATGAGATTCGGGGTGTTGAAACAGTATCCTAGCCCGCAAGCCAATGCGGGAAGTTCGGGGAGCATAGCCCCGCTCCGAGTCTCAACTTTTCTGCGGGCGGCGGGCGTAGGTCCGAGCGTGTCTCATAAGCACTGCATTGAGCTGGGTGCAACTCCCAGGTTCCGCATCCAAGTTTAAACGCTATGCCTAAATGGACCCAGGCGGGAGCAATCGCCCTCTGCCGACTCGTGGAACGCTACGCGCCCGTCGCCGGTTGCCACGTCGCCCTCACGGGCGGCTGCCTCTACAAGGACGGAGACCGCGCTGACTGCGACTTGATTTTCTACCGCGTGCGGCAAGTAAAGCAGATCGACATACAGAAGTTGCTGGAACTGCTTCAATACCGAGTCGGCTTCGACCATATCACGGGCGGCGGCTGGCGATACATCGGCTACTTCAATGGCATGAAGGTTGATTTACTTTTCCCCGAGGCACCAGCGAGTGCGTCCGACGATTATGAAAAATCCCGTTGAACGTTTTCAGTGGAAGCGAGCCGAGGACATCCGGCGGTTCCCTGACCTTCAATCAAGGTCATGGGATGAGATCATTCCGGTTTTGATTGTGCTGCCCGGCTACAAGTATCCCGAGACGGGGTTTTTCGTTCGGGGAGTGGCGCTCTGGTTCCAAGTCGGCAGCGCGGTTCCCGTAACTCCGACGCACTGGCAGCAACTGCCGGGTCTACCGAAACATCCATGACAATCCAAGAACATCAAGCCCGAATAAGAGAGATTGAGGCTATCACTCGCCCGCTCAGCACTGAACTCGATCAACACGAGCAGGCGATTCTCGAATTGAAATCTCCTTTTCATACGGGCGACATCATCCAGTGGAAATATGGCAACAACAAAATTCGTAAAGGACAAGTCGTCCGAGTCAAGGGATGGTGCCGTGATGATCCGATGTGGGTTGTGAAAATTATTCGCAAGGACGGCACCCTCGGCGACACAGCCGATGTTTACCCCTATCTCAAACCAACCAAAGTATGAATTGTCCGAAATGCGGCGGCTATCCTGCGGGCGAAGCGAGCGGTGGCGCAGACATTTGCCAGTGCTCTCCGATGTTTGATCTTTTTCTCTGCTGGCGGCACAAGGTCGCCATTCTATCGTCAACTCTACGTCAAGCAGCCACCGCTCTCGAAAAAGCCCGGCCTTCCGTCAAAGCCCGAGCCGTCGAATCCGCAGACGACGACCAGTATGATGATCTGGTCGGAGAAATCAACCGAGTGCTTTTCCGAATCAAGGAACTGAATCTACCATGATCGATGACCAGCAACGATACGAAGACCGGCTACGCATCCGGTATTTTGAGGATGCAGCTTTTCGAGCTAAGGCAGACGCCATCCATCACGCTAGGTTGATGGCTGGTCCTGCCTGTATGCAGTGCATGAAAATCGCCGACCAGAAACAACGACTCAATGAAACTCCTCAAACAAACTCTTAGACTCGCGTTCCGACTCGCGTCCATCGCCGCTTGCGCCTACGTGTTCTTCAACACGCCGGAGCTGATACTCATTCCGCCAGCACTGACGATTATTTTCCTCGCGGTGTGGGCGTTCTCGAAAGATGAAGTATGAATGGCATCTGTCGATTCCAGGGAAACACCGTCCACTTGTTGCGAGCATCAGATGATTCTGAATGGTTACTCGCGAATTTTCTGACTCGTCAATTAGACGGCGAAGACCGGCACAAACTTTTGCTCATCCGGTCGCTGCGGGTCCTGGCCGATGAAGAGAAGCGAATATCCGAACTTACAAACGAGCAAGTCACCGAGGAACTTCGGCTCTACGGTGCCGATCAAGAACGCCCATGTTGACGCCCGAGGAAATGAACGCGCATGTAATGCGCGTCTGCGATACCTGGGGAATCACCGCCAGGGTTATGCCGGGCTGCAAAATCTACGCCTACCCGACGCTGCACCTGATTCACATCAACCCGATCACCGACGTTCACCTCTATTGCCTCGCGATGCACGAGGCCGGTCACGTCGTCCTTCGTCATCGACCGGAGCAAGACCGGACGTGGAAAGAAATTCTCGCCTGGAAGTGGGCGGCATCCCATTCGCCGGAGTGGACGATGGAAATGGACGCAGTGCGAATTCACTGCCTCGACTGCTGGGGGATACCCGCCGACTTCGATCCAGCGCACACAATCAACACATGGACTCCTTTTCTGTGAAGGGCGAAGCCAGCCTGGAATTGCTGATTCACTCCGACCTTTTCGACTGGCGTGCCCCGATTCGTCACAAAAAAGTTGTTTCCAAACGTCGTCGAGTCCGTCACTGTTCTATACTATATGGCTATTGTCATTCCTTTTTCCGCCGAGCGTAACCGCATCCGCGGCGTTCTTCGTCGCCTCATCAACGGCTCGGACAGCAAACTCATCGATCAGGAGACTTCCGATCAGTTGACGAAAGTTTACGGGAACCTCTGCGGCTTCACCAACGGAACTTTTCGTGACAGTTTGCGTGACCAGCCGATAGTGACGCTCCTCGAATTACTTCTCTGTCCGGAAGCCGGGGTCATTGCTCTAGCTCCTGACTTCGCCCCGATCATCAATTTGGTAGCAGTGGAGACCTTCGCCATCCTCGGAGGAGCCGCTGTATCTAATATCGGCAACTCGATTATCAATGGCAACCTCGGCATTAGTCCCGGGGCGAGTGCAACCGGTTTTCCGCCCGGCATCGTCAACGGCGTGATACACAACAACGATGCTTCATCCATCGCCGCCCAGGTCGCCGCATTCGCCTTCTACCTCGAAGCAATCGCTTTCGAAGGCGGAACTCCAGTTACCGGTGACATCGGGGGCCAGACGCTGACCTCCGGAATCTACACCGCATCTAGCGACTTATCGATTACATCCGCGAACCTGACGCTCTCTGGCAGCGCACTAGACGTTTTTCTTTTCCAAGTTCCCGGCAACCTGTCTCTTGCTGCCAACAGGAACATCACCGTCACTGGAGGAGCGACGGCCCGCAATATCTATTGGCTCGTTGGCGGCACAGTCACCATCGGTGATTTCGCCGGATTCAACGGCACTGTCCTCGGCATCGGGGACCAGAGTCTCGGCATATCGGCGACTGTCCAGGGGCGATTGATTTCTCATCTCGGGGCGGTCTCGCTCAACAACAACGTCGTGTCGGTTCCGCTGGCACCATAATTTTTCGGGGAGAGCAATAACATGGGCGCATCGGCGAAGGGTCAACCGCCGACGCGAGGGGCAACAACATAACATCAGCACACCATGAAAAAGCAAATACTGTCGGTCATCGCCATCGTCGCCGCCTTTGTAGTCTGCACTCTCGGCACTACGGCATTCAAAACGGCGGCTTCGCTCGATACCACCGAACCCTCTGATCCTCTGCACGGGATTGTCTACTACAAGAACCCGGTCTCTGGAAAACTGGCGCTCTACGTTTCGTATGAACTGGAGCCGGAACACGAATACAGTTTTCAAATCACCGACGACGGCGTTACCTTCTCGGAGATTTTCCACAAGAGCATGAAGGGTGTCACGCACGAAATCTACGAGTCGTTCAATGTGCCGGACCCCTGCAACGGAATCTGGCCGCGAGTCCTCGACGTTACGCCTCATTAACTCGTTGACGACACCGCCCCAACCCATCACTATTCCAATATGGCAACACTTGACGCTTCTCAACTCGCGCTTGTCCAGAGTCTCATCGATTACATGGTCCTCGGCAGCGCATACGAAAAACCGATTGACGACGTGGTTGCCAACCGGCTCAGCACCCTCCACTCTGAATTTGGATATTCCTCGCAAATCGAGTATTTGGAAGGACTTCGAGATAAACCCTTCACTACTTTAGTTCGGTCGATTCTCGCGTCCTCCATCATTCTCTTTACTGCGGGTTCCCCCTTACGCTGGCTATTAACGTATTGGGAGGGAAATTACGAGAAACCCCTGGACGGTCGATCTGTCGAAGTTTTGCTGCCGATCTTTCATACCGCTGTCCTGTATAGCGGGGACACCAGCTTGAGCGGGGACATCCATGTGTCGGAGCTACTTCGGGATGCACCATACTCAACATTTCTGAGGCTTCTGGTTGCACTCGGAACACACCACGTTTAACCAGTCCGCGGCCCACGCCTTTTGTAGCAGCACCGTGTTACTCGCGGTGCTGCTTGCTTGCGGTGTGCTGCCTGCGGTCATGCCGTTGTTGTTCGGGCAGATGATCTTCGACATTGTTATCGACGTGCTTGACAACGGCATTACGCTGGTGTAGTGTGCGCGACGTTATGAATGTAATTGGATACTTGAGAGTCAGCGGCAAATCCCAGGTGGAAGGCGACGGCCCGGAGCGGCAGCGCGGCACCATCAACCTTTTCTGTGCCGGTCACGGCCTGACCGTCGTTGACTTTGCTTTCGAGGCCGCGGTCAGCGGCACGGTCGAAGCAATGGAACGACCGGTCTTCGCGGAAGTCATAGAGCGAATTGAAAACTCCAACGGCTCTATCTCCGGCATCGTCGTCGAACGGGCCGACAGGCTTGCCCGCGATTTGATGGTGAGTGAGCTGCTACTCCGCGAATGCCGGGAACGCGGCATCAAGGTTTTCAGCGCCGACCGGGAACTCATTGATTTGGCGAGCGATCAGTCCGATCCTACCCAGGTCCTAATCAGACAGATCATGGCCGCTCTCGCGCAGTGGGAAAAATCCCAGCTCGTCCTGAAGCTGAAGAAATCTCGGGAACGTATTCGCGCAACCGGTCGCAAGTGCGAAGGCAAGCGGGCAATGAACGAGACGCCGAGGGGGAGAATGCTACTCGCGACATTTAAATCCTTGCTGACCGCCGACCTTGATGATAGAAAGAGGGCTGGCATCCTGAATGCAATGGGAATTTTTCGGATGGACGGCAAACGCTGGTGGCACACGGATGTTTATCAGTTACGCCGAAAGATCGAAGCGGGTATTTTTTGATATGGAAGCTGAGACGATAATCAAAATCACAGTGGGGGAAGATACCCTCGAAATGACCGAAGCAGAAGCGCGTGCGGTGCGCGACAAACTCAATTCGATCTTCGGACCAGATGAGCGGGTCGTCAGAGAATTTTTTCCCTACCCGGCCCAGCCGGTTTCTCCCCCACCTACGGAGTTTCCGTGGGGTGGGATGCCAACAATCACTTGCGGTAACTTGAAAGGATAACACAACATGGACGGACAATTCAAAGCATTCAAACAGGGCGACGACAATTGCGTGGTGCAGAGTCTCGCGAGAAAATTCAAAGAGGAAGCACAGCTCCGTCTGGCGAGAATCACCAACGGAAAACACCCGGCGTATAAAAACGGAAAATCGCAGTCATGCAAGTAATTCTCACTGAGGAGGAATACGCCGAGTTGAAGGATGCGGTCGAAGTCGCCCGCAAGGATGCTAAGTCCCTCGCCGCACACATGGCATCGGAGTGGGTGAAGAAAGCCGTTCCGGTAGTCAAGGATTTTGTCACCTACGGATGGAACAACATGAGGGGAGAGACAGACCTTTTGAAGCGACTCCTCGACATCAAACTCGAATAATTTTTGGCCCGGTCGTCTAAATATTAAGATAACCGACCGTAAATCGGGGCAATGCAGGTGAAAGTCCTGCCTGGGCCGACCGACATTCCAGCCGCATCCAGGCGAATCCCTGGGGCAAATCATGCGGTGAACTGCATCCGGCTACCGGCTTATACCCGGTTGATGCAGCAGTGAATAAAGCCAACTGGAGGGCAGGCACTCACCTGCCCTCTTTTTCATTTTCTAGCTGCGGTGCCTACCCCGAACACATCACTATTAGTGCGATCCCTTGAACGGGCATCGGGACGGCAACCATAGCCTGTATTGGCTAAAGCGGGGCGAGTCCAACCCCGATCCGTTCGAGCCGGTAAGAATCCGGGCTTAAAGCGCCCCGCTATTACTTTTGAAAATCTACACTCGATTCGATCCGACAAGGCCGCTCGTCATGCGGCTGTGGGTGCTGTCCTGGGCGGCACGAGGCTGGGAACCCCGGATACTGCTGAAGGACGAAACGCCCAAAGGGTTTTTAGTATCCGCAGATACCATCAATTTTTCTCAGAGACCCCCCAAAAGGAATCAAGGGATGTGCATAGCCAACTTTGGATTTCCTGAATGGCTGACTGGAGCACTTGTATCTTTTCCGGACGCTAAGACAGACGAAGACATCCTCGCGTGCGGGAGGCCGCTCGACTTGTGAACGACGCCCTCGAAAAACATCTCACCTCTCAAGTCGCCGGTTTGATCCACGCGGACAAACCGTTAGAAGCTGCAAAACTTCTGTGCGACACCCTCAAGATCAAACTGAAGCTGGAGAACGAACCGGCGAAATACAATCCGGTCCTCGTCGAATATCTCCATCACCTGATGAACTCGGGCAAGCCGTATAGTGCCGCCCGACTTCTCTGGACCGACGCGCAATTCAACAGCGGACCGCAATCGACCCGTGACGTGTGGGACCTTTTCGACAGATCGAGCCAGGGCCTGATTATGGGCGGCGGCAGCTTGAGCAAGTCATACTCTATGGGTGTCCGGTTCCTCCTTGAGTGGATTCGAGACCCGCAGTTCACGACCATCAAGGTCATTGGTCCGTCGCAAGACCATCTCGAATCGAATCTTTTCTCCCATATCACAGGCTTGCATCAAACCGCCAAGCTGCCACTGCCCGGAGTCATCGGAGAACTTTTCATCGGCCTGAGTAGGAGAGACCAACTTTCCTCACTCAAGGGCGTCATCATCCCGATTGGCAAAGTCAAGAAAGCCGGACGCATTCAAGGCGCGAAACGACGCAGCCGACCGAACGTCCATCCGATTTTCGGCCCGCTCTCGCGCATGTTCATTTTCGTGGACGAAATCGAGAACGTGCCGGGTGGACTCTGGTCCGACATCGACAACATCCTCTCAAACATCCAAGAGGAAGGCGACACCCAGGGCTTCAAAATTTTCGGCGCATACAATCCGAGCAACCGCGACGATGAAGTGGGCAAACGTGCCGAGCCGCCCTTCGGCTGGGACCAGTTCGACATCGATGGTCACTACAAGTGGCGCTCTACCCGCGGATGGGATGTCGTTCGACTCGACGGCGAAAAATCTGAGAACGTCATCACCGGCAAAATAGTTTACCCCGGTTTGCAGACGCGGGCCGGACTTGAAGCAATCGCCCGCAACTCTGGCGGCAAGCAGAGCGCGGGGTATTACACGATGGGCCGCGGTGCCTATCCGCCCTCCGGTGTCGAGCTGACGATTATCCCGCCTGGGCTTGTGTCGAAGGCCCGCGGAACATTCATCTGGTATGACGCCCCGATACCCGTAGCCAGTTGTGACTTGGCGCTCGAAGGTGGGGCGAACGCAGTGTATACAGTCGGCAAATGGGGCAAGGTCACGGGCATTGTTTACCCGCCGACCCTCGAATTTCCGGACGGTCGCAAGTTCATGTTCAAAGATCGGAGCGGACGACAACTCATTCGATGGGGTTTGCAGGCCGACAAGCAATTCATTCTACCGAAGGGGGATACCCGCAAGATGACGAACCAGATCATCGATGTCAACCGCAAGGCATCGGTGCGCGGACAATTCTTTTGCTGCGACAGGACGACAGTCGGTTCCGGTGTCGCCGATTTGCTGCGTGACGAATGGAGCAACGCGATTCACGACATCAATATGTCCGGCAGTGCCTCGGAGTCGAAAATAATGGCGGAAGACAAATATACCTGCAAAGAGGAATACTACCGTGTCGAGTCGGAACTCTGGTTCGCGATGAAAATCTGGATGGAGTTTTGCTACCTGCTGATTGCGCCGGAATTCGATATGTCGAAGATTACGTCGCAATTGACGCAGAGGAAATTCCGCTCGATGAACGGCAAGACGAAAGTCGAGCCGAAGCGTGACTACATCGCCCGCGGACTGGAGTCTCCGGATGAAGCGGACTCCCTCGCGCAACTCGTCCACGCGGCCCGCAAAGGTTCCGGCCTGATACCATCGATGAAGATAGAAGAATCTCTCGACATGCCAGGATCAGATTTTTTCGACGGCTGGGAAGACGAGATGTATCTGCGGAACGGAGTGATGATCGATGAGAGCAACCGGACACAGTTCCTCGATGATGGCGCTCGACCGATGAAGGAGGATG